ATTCTACCCAATGAGATCCAAGAAGTCCGTCAGATCTTCCGCGCCGGTGTTGCCGGAGCAACTTCAGGCATTGGATCAGACTTTGAACCATTCTCAGCCGCAGTGGCTAATCAGACGATGCTGGGTTCGGGACGAATGGGTAGCGGTATGGGTGGCGGTCTTCCAAGCTTGGTGACCTATGAATTATTCACCGGTTTTCAGGAACTGGTAGGTAGAATGTTTGGATTCCACATCATGTTTAATTGGAATCCAACAATCCATCGCTTGGATATTCTGCGTCGCCCTCTTACTAATGAAACCGTGATGTTGTGGGTATATGCGCAAAGAACTGATGAGCTCATTCTAGGGGATACTTATGCCCGCCCTTGGATCGTTAGATTCACTACGGCTCAGGCCAAAGTCATGCTTGGTGAAGCTCGCTCTAGATTTGGTTCCTTTATCGGCCCGCAGGGTGGTACCACCCTAAATGGTGATGCGTTGAAAGCAGAAGGCCAACAGGAAATGGACGCTCTTCTTTTAGAGCTCTCCAACCAAGTGGAACAAAATATCGGCTATGGTTTCATAGTTGGATAATGTTCAATTGACATAATAGGTTTTCATGTTACCCAATCCACATGGGTATTATCAATCGCAAAGTTGATCCAGACCGCCGTCTTCAACGTCAGCATCCCTATGATGTCTGGCGCGCTCTTTTCGCCATGCGCCTTCGAGACCGGATGTTGGGACAAGAGGAAGCGTTTTACTCGCCTGAACAGATCGCGGCAGTCCTATATGTAAACTTCGATGATCTGCGCCCAACGGATCGGACGCGGGTGATCTGCTTCAAACTACATCTACCCCTCGCCTATCTGCGCCGCTCATTATACGCTGAGATAGACCAGGAGTCTAGATACGGCAGAATGCGGTCGATGGACTTGGGATATCCGCTGGGTATTCCAAATTCCGAAACTTTTAGAGCTCGAGATTCCGTTTTCAAAATCAAAGGCTTCTCACGGTCAACCATGTTAAACTTCACTCGTTCATCAATGGACAAGGAGTGGGGCTACTATATTGGTCGACGTGAATCAAAGCTTGTTGGTTTTGATTGATCTCACTTGACAGCCTGAACTCTGGTGTTATATCTGTTTGGCCTTATGTTTACTTTGGCCTTTCTGTTTTGAGTTATAGGATATAAGATGGCTTCTGTGTCTGACTTCAATAAGATTCGCAGCAAGGGCTACAAGGCCTGGCGTATCTTGTCGGCCCCTAAGGTCTGGTCAAATATCTATGTTGAACGTGAAAAGCGACTTCGTGGTCTGCGGGGTGCCATCATTTTTCCTGAGCAGTTCTTCCTGGGAGACCTTAACCAAGTTTACAAGGTAGTGGTCACCAAAGCCGGCCAAACAGTAACTAGTCATATTCAGATCATCCATGATTTTCGTATCGTTGGCGTAGCCGGATTTCTGACTTCGTTGGATGAGATTGTCGAGTTTGAAAACACTCATAATGACAACTCTAAGATTCATTTGATGCGGGTTGGAGCGCATCAAAGTAACGATTCCACTTTTTATACTCATGACTTCTTCACCAACTCCAAGGATGCAATCAAACATCAAGCAAAGCTACAGGCTTCTCTTCTCTGAGAATCAGGTTGACAGCATTCTTCTATGTGTTAGAGCAGGTCTATCAACAAAGGAGGCTCATTTGAAAGACTTGTATGCTTATTGCTTGGTGCGGACTGATCTTCCGAGCCTCGGTGCTGGTAAGGCGATCGCTCATGCAATGCACGCTGGCAATCAGATGACATGGCGCGAAGTCGTGATGCCGCTGTCCAAGGGTGAAGAGCCCAATGCGGACGTCATGGCCTGGCACAACAGCGCCGGCGGCTTTGGTACCACGATTGCGCTGGGTGACAAGAACCAGCTGGACTTCAAGACCGTGGGCGCAGTGGTCGACGCTGCCAAGAAGCTGGGCTTCGTGGCAGACCTGGTGGTCGACCCCACGTATCCCTATCTGGTGGACAAGGAAATCGTCCAGTTCATGGACGCTTCGGTTCACACGATGCAGCCGGTCAATGGTCCTCCGGGCACCATGGTATGCTTCCGCAAGGAGGTCACCACTGCTTATGTGTTCGGTGACAAGGCTGAACTGGCGATCCTGTTGGCTCGCTTCGGTCTTTATCCGAATGACTGATCCCTATGCTCCTCCTGCATGGTATGACCCCGCCTCGTTGGTTCGCCGACTTGGTGGGGTTTATGCCATCCCTATCAACGATGGTCTTGGACCCCTTGAAGGGGAACAGATTATCGATGGTCAACCTTGTTTTGTCCGTGAATATCCCAAACAGCCGGCAATTCAACTCCAAGCGGCGGAGATGATTGAAAATCTAGAAGCTGGTGTAGCGGTCGATTGTGCTGAAATTCTTCAACTAATTGAAGATCTCAAAATGCCCGCAGATCCTGTGGGCATAGGTCGGACATACGTTGTTCCGATTCATCTCGAGGCTATTGCCCGTCTCCGAGAGTTTCTCCCCTCCTAAATACTGACATATCATAACCAGATCTGTTACCTTCATCAAAACAATGATGAGGTATTATGGTTCAGGTTGTAGGTATCCTTGGATTCAAGGGCTCTGGAAAAGATACGGTTGGTGATTATCTAGTCCGCCAACATGGCTTTGTGACTGAAAGCTTTGCCAATCCTCTCAAGGATATGGTATGCGCTGTCTTTGGATGGGAACGCGCTCTCATCGAGGGCAACACAGTAGATAGTAGGACATGGCGCGAAACTCCTGATGAGTGGTGGGAAGCCAAGCTTGACTGGTCCAACAATGCGGCTAGCTATTTGGGAAGATTCACCCCCAGAGTAGCCATGCAGGTATTTGGCACTGATGTTCTACGAAATCACTTCGATGATAGTATCTGGATCAAAAGTCTAGAGGCGCGCCTGTTACGATACGAAAAAGTCGTCGTCACTGATTGTAGATTTCCCAACGAATGTAAGTTGATCAGGAACAATGATGGTCTGATGATCCGTGTTCGGAGGGGCGCTGAGCCCGAATGGTTCACAATGGCACAATCTGCTGCTATGGGTTGTGATATCCAACGCAAGAACATGCAGACTCTCTATCCCAAGGTTCACATTTCTGAATGGGCTTGGTTGAATGAGGAAGCGGCACTACTTGAAAATGATAGCTCACTTCAGAATCTGTATGAGAAAACTGAATGTCTACTGACGAATCATTTCTAGAAGTTCTAAAGGGAAACATCTGTCTAAGCGGCGGAGCCTTGGGTTCTGATCTCCAGTGGGGCATGAACGCGGGCCGCGATGGGCAAAGTGTGATTCACTGGTCTTTTGAAAACCATCAGAGTGAAGCACCAAAACAAGAACTGGTGGTCCTAACAGAGGAACAGCTTGAGAGGGCCGATAGTGCCCTTCTGAGGGCCAGTAAGACAATCAAGCGTCCCTGGCCGGGTAAGAGATCCCACAACGTCAAATCGCTTCTAAGGCGGAACTGGTATCAGGTCCAATGGGCCGAATCTGTATATGCTGTTTCTACTATCAATCATCGCAATTTGGTTGATGGTGGAACAGGGTGGGCAGTTCAGATGTTTCTAGACCGCCATTCTCAGTTAGCCCAATTTGAACCAATCCCCTGTTTTGTTTTTGATCAAGTCCAAAAGCAATGGTTTCGATGGGTAGGCTCTTGGCAACCGATTGATACCCCGCCTAAACCTCAGGGAATTTGGGCCGGTGTTGGCACCCGAGATTTAAACGATTCTGGTAAGTGGGCTATCCGCAATCTGTTCGGGTGGTTTCAGGAGAATAACTATAGTTGAAACTAATGCTAGGTTCTCCTAGCACTTAATACCGCTACCTTTGCACTCGCAGTATAAATACTCAAAAGAAATCCACCGATTGCAAAAGGGGCTGGTTTATGGTTTTTCCTCTAGTGTCGCCCGGTACATCTGTTACCGTAACCGACGAATCCAATTACGCAACGGCTGGTGAAGGCACGATTCCTCTGATCATCATTGGAACGCATGAATTCAAGTCACTGCCTTCGGGCGCTGGCGTGGCCGAAGGCACTTTGCCTGAGAACGCGAACAAGCTGTATCCTATTACAAGCCAACGCGAACTCCTCCAGACGTTTGGTAACCCAATTTTCTACACCAGGAACGGATCTTCTGTTCATGGTTATGAGCTCAACGAATACGGCCTTCATGCCGCTTACCAGTATCTTGGTATTGCTAATCGCGCTTTTGTGATTCGCGCTGCGATCGACTACGGTCAGCTTACTCCTCAATCAACTGAGCCAAGAGCTGATGCCGCCAATGGAACCAACTGGCTTGATACTCAAAACAATACTTGGGGTATCTATGAATTCACTGGAAGTGAATGGACGGAACGTGACCTTTGGATCGTCGATACCGAAGAGTCTTTGGACGAAGCAAGCCCAGAAATCTTCCCTGGTCAACAGCCTCCACTTCTAGCAGACGCCAGTGATGGTGATTTTGCCATGGTGGTCCTGTTCTCCAAGAAGGTTCTATACCAGCAGATCAGTGGTGATTGGTATGTTGTTGGAACCCCTGCTTGGAAAACAGCAAAGGTTGCTACTGGTGCATCGGCCAACTTAGATCTTCGATACAATCCATTCCGCCCACAAGACGGTGAAGTTGGTGATGTTTTGATTCTAAACACTCCCAACGTCGTGACTAGCATTAGTGCTGCCGCCACCTGGACTCTAAAGACTTACAACTCGGGTACTGGTATTTGGAATGAAACCCTTGTTCCAATCTACAGCGTTGCTAGAACAGCAACGCTCGCCACGGTTCCAGGCTCGGTATTTGTAAGTCACGAAGACGACATTGCGGTCTTTGAATTCCTGCGATATGATCGTGAGCTTGCCACATGGGTTCCCCTAAATGAGGAAGCGGGTTCAGAAGAACCAACTCGCCCAGCAGAAGACGGTACTCTTTGGTTCAACAACCAAAATCTATCAGTAAACGTCAAGGTCAACCAAGGCGGTGATTGGGTCTCTTACAGAACCCGTTATCCCGCAACTGATGCCAACGGAGTAATTCTGTTGGGGTCGGCACCAAGTGTTCAGTCCGGTGGCGCTCCACTGGTTGAGAACGATCTTTGGGTTGATACTTCGGATATGGAAAACTATCCAAAGATGTATCGTTATTCCGGTGGTAGCTGGAGAGCTATCAACGTGGAAAACAACATTGACCCAATCGATGGTATTGCATTTGGTGAAGCTGAAACGACACAGCCACTAAGCTACCCAGAAGGTATGC